GTTTTTCCTGTAGTTTTTTAGATGGATATTTACCAAATAATGGTATGGCATTTTTTCGAATGGCAAAACAATCGAAAACTCCTTCTGCTAAATTAACATCTTCTTTCCAGTTTATCATATTCTCAAACCCGATGATATTCATATCTCGTTTTGGTTTTTTATAACGATAAACACTATTATCATAATATTGCCGCCCAATGAAAAAATTCAATTCGTTATTGTCATCATATGACGGAATTATGATGTGATTTTGATATTCTGATTTTATTTCACAATATCCTATATTATATCTAATAATATCATCCATTAACACATTTCTTTTTTTGAGATATTTAATTGCATTTTTATATTCTTGTGAATTTGTAGGGCGTGAAAGAGAAACAAAACCAGTAGGAAGTGATAATGTTTCTTCTGTTTTTTTAACATTACTCGATTTTCTATAGGTCCGGATTTCTCCTGATAACTTAAATAGTCTATCCCTTAAATGAAATGGCGCATTTAATTTACGTAAAAGAGACCCAAATGAACGTGATTTGAAATCACACCTCCAACAATGACTATATCCTAGTCGATCTCCATCTACACATATTTCCAATTTTCTGATTTGGTCGTTTCTATTACAAAAAGGACATCTAAACAATAACTGTGTATCTCCTTTTCTAAGAATTGGAGACTGTTTAAAGGCATCTTTTAGAATGACTATTATATCAGATTTTATCAACATTTACATAATGATACTGTGTTTTCATTAAAACATCAACTTTTTATACCGTCCCAACAAAATAATATAACATTGTTAAGAATCTCTCATATAAATTTTAATAAGATTGACTCTATATTGAACAATTTACTTTGATGACTCGTTTAATATTGAAATTATGTCTGATTTTATTAGCATCCTTATCTGGAGTCATCAGTCACTGATTTTACAATGACTAACACTATTACTTGGAAGCCTTTTTAATCATTTCAGTAGCCCATTTAATGGGCGATTTTTCCATTTTTTTAAATGGAGAATTTGACAAATCTTTTATTCTGAATTTAGGATGAACGTATGTTTCTTGCCAATATCTTCCATTTTCTGTCGTAATTTCAATTTTTATATTCTTTATTTTGGTATTCATACTTTTGATAGAATACCATAATTTTAACCGCTTCTCAACTTTTTTTAATATTTGACTGGATTTTCGTTATAATCGTCCAAAGTCTCCTGTAATCTTGAAACTGCCATTGGGACAGAAATTCTAAACCATTCTCCTTTTTGAATAGTATCCGTAGAAAAATATTTCATCATTTCTTTAATTTTAATCTCGGCAATCTTATATTTTGGATGAAAAATATAATGTTCAATTTTATACTGTCTGTGTGGATCAGATGTTTGATAAGTTGACAGTCGATTTGTTAAGTTTTCGGATATTCCGATTTTACAATATCCTTCGAACTTTGGATTGGTAATTATATATATAAATCCTCCCATAATATGTCATCAGTCAATTGATTTTACAATGACTAACATTATCAATTTTTTTATTTGCGTGATAGCGTATTCTTAAATTTAACACTTCATTCCAATATTCCTTGGAAAATAAAGCTTTTCTTTCTATTATTTCTCTTGCTTCTTCATATGCTAACATAAGTTTTGATTCGCAAAACTTAAGAATAATAAACTCCATTCCTTCTTTTCCATTTTTTTCTATATATTCGTGTAATTGTGGAGATGATCCGCAATAAATCTTCCAATCACTTTCGACCATATATCGTCTTCCATTAACTCTTCCTTTTAGAGGTTTTCTCTTTTTTTTGTTTTCTAACAATTTCTTACCAATATATTTTTTACCGTCTTTATCGGTTATTAAATAAACAAAACCAATACTTCCTTCGGGTATATTCCCTTCAAATTTCCAATGTCCTTTGTCAATTTCAATCATACTATATAAATAGTAAACCCTCCTACTAGATAAGAGGGTTTACAATATAACTCTTTATAATCTATTAGAATGTTGATAATGCGAATATAGCGTTGTTACTATAGCTCGAACTACAGTATGAACCAGAACCAGCAAAAACAGAATTCGCCATTAATCCACAACTACCACTTACATGATATGAATTGGCATATCCAATATTAGATAATAAAAACGATTCTCTCCATTCCCATTTATTACGAACATATTGGTCGAACTCTTTGGTATCCAATTCAATTTCTTTATCAACTGATAATTCTAATCTACGAATAGTTCCGGTATAATCATCGCCGTGATCTTCTGGATATTTATTGGACATATACAAATACCCTTTTTTCTCTCTTTTTTCTACTAATTCTAATTCTTTTTTAATTTGTCCCTTAAGCGATGCCTTTTGTTCCCGTAATTGTTTTCGCATCTTCTTGATTGTTGTTTTGTGATTTTTATCTAATTCTGATAATTTATCTTTCTCGTATTTTTTAAGAAAATTAGAAGCATCATTCCAATAACCTTCGATAGCGTCTTTTAGAATTTGATCGTGCTTTTGTTTATTCTCTTTAACTATTTGGAGAACTTCCGGTGTTTTTACTTTGATTTGATATAGTGACATAACTTTTTAACTTTCTATTCGTTGATTTTTACGGCAAATGTTGTCATTGCCAACATTATATACATATACAAAAAATATTAAAAACATAAAAATAATTCGTTTATTTTAATAACGAAAAAACTCTCCAATTGGAGAGTTTAATATCGAATTTAGTTATTATTTATACCTAGTCGTATTTATGTTATTAGCATATCGAGAAATTTCTTTATAATTTCCTCCATCTGTAACTCCTTCGAAATTACTCTGTCCTAAATTTTCTTTGATTTGAAAATTAGGATCGGTATCATATAATTTAGCTTGTAAAGAAGCAGGAGCAGTTGCCGTTCCAGCCGTTTTTGCGTTAAAGGCTCCGCCTTCTTTTTGCTGGGCATAACGAGTTGCTAAATCTATTTGTAAAGAGGGTCGTGTTGTTTCATTTGGCATAATTTTATATTTTTACTATTATGTATAAATATAAACAAATAAAATTAAAATGTAAAGATTTTAAGCTCTTTATCTTGGAGGAAGCAGAAAACCCACCTGCTTTAGCGGGTGGGTAGTTCATTTAAAAATCTATTCTCATTAAAATATTAAGTGGAACATTATTTCCATTTTTTATAGGAACTCCTAATTTACCTATGGCTACAAGTTGAAGATTATTATCGTATAATCCGACCGATGTTATATATGGAGCCAAATAACTTCCGGTTGGATCGTTTTCTACTTGTTGATTATAATTGAAAAAATTGGTGTTAATCATTGGTAAATTATTTTTACCTGATAATCCATCTAAATACGCTAATGCTTGCGATAAATTTTGTCTGATTGAATTGGGGGTAGTATATTTGTTATAATTATTTCCCGATAATCTATTACTGAAATATTTCCACATAATATTCATATCCCTAATATCAATCGCATTATCTCCATTTAAATCTAAATCGAGTTGAATTGAAGTATTTTGGAAATCCCATATAGGAATGTATTGAATTACTTGTTGATTTATATAATTGTTATTCCACTCTGGTAATGAGGTATAGTAATTATATAAACTTATTTCATCATCATTTATAAGAATAGACGAACTCCAATCAGTCGAATATGACAGTCCAAGTGATTGGTTAAGTTTATATTTCATATATCGCATCAATGTATCCATGTCTTCGAAGTCAAATTTTCCATTTTGATTTAAATCAAAAGTTGAAATTGGAGTTTGGATAGCGGTTGGATTTGTGCTTACGTTAAATTCTCCGGGATTTATATTACATATCACCTGTTTTTCATATATTGTATTTTGTCCGGCGAAGTTTAAATTATATGAATAGTTTGTTTGTCCGAATAGGCTATCAAATATTGAACCAGATGTCATTACTACTATTTTTCCGTTTCTATAAAATGAATTTCCTATATGAAATGTGTTTTGTAAATTATTAAAATTATAAATAAATGCTTTTCCGCATATATCATCTAAACTCTGTGTAGTTTGAAGTTGAATTACTCTATTACTGTCGGATATTATGATTGGAGCACCAACTACCATAGATAAACTTCCAACCGATACATTGTTTCCAACTGCTCGATATGGACTTAAATATTGTTTCTTTCGTTGATATACATTTAATATATCCCATTCATTTTCACTTCCTTGAATCAACACACATTGCCCGCTCAATGAATTGTCAATTGAATCATCACATTCATGTAATTGAAAAATTGTGTTTCCTATATAACTTGAAGATAAATTCAATTGGTTACTTTTAGGGCAACCGGCAACTACGTTGGTATTCCATATATCAACCGAATAACCAAGATTATTATTTTGTAACGTGTTTTCATTTCCATATGTTTTATATACCAATTCATAAATTGATGATGACGTATTACATCTATTGTAAATTGACACCGATCCTTGATTATATATAGACGATCCCGAAAATTCATATATACTCCGGTCTAAATATTCCCCTATTACTACCACGTCTCCAAACGTTGATACGGAATATCCAAATCCACTTCCACTCGTAGTATTAGAATTTCTACTTTCGCTATATGGTAAATAATTATTAAATGTCAATGGATATTGAGTATTATCGGGTATAAATGTATATCCTAAAGTCCATATTGATGCGGATAATTCATAATAATATACTTTCTCTGCCGCCAAGTTTCCACATCCCACTACTAATCTATCAGATGGAGTATTATTATCTTTATTTAATTTTATACTGTTTCCAAACAAACTCTTAGTTATTGGGCTATATATGGTTTGGTATAAGTTCCAAATATCGTTTATAAACTGATACATATATACCACACCACTTCCATTATTTTCATAGGGAGATCCAACTGCTGCCCACGATTGGTTTATTGCTACTGATGTTCCAAATGAATTAGTAATATTAGTTGGACTTGGTAATACTGCCACTATGTTATCATATGATGACGTAGAATTTACAACTTCTAAATTTATTATATATGCACCAGATCCAGATGAATAATATATGAAATTGGAATAATTAGACAATTGATAATAATACGGACATCCTATGATTAAATTGGTTTCATATAAATCTATGGATTTTCCAAATGAATTATCGAGGTCGTAACAGTTTCCTTGTTCCAACCGCAAAGCTAACGTTCTATCAGTTGAACTTAACTGTAAAGATTCATTTCCTGCCGATCCACTTATGGACAATGAATAGTATAAACTGGAAGTTGTATTGTATAATATAGGAGAAGTTAAATAATATGGATTTTTAGTTGATCCAATAGACGTAAAAACCAAATATTCATGTCCTAACGATCCACTTACATTTAAATCATAGTATGAATTTGTATTAGAATCATATAATTGAACTATAGATGAAGTAGTTGATCCGGTTGGAGCTAGCGAAGCAGTTTCATTCCCAATTGTTCCTATAACTAATACATTATAATTTAAACCGGTAACATTATTATAAAGTGAAAATGGATTTGATGGAATTAAAGTATTATTTAATTCTGTATGTATAGGAACCCGATAGGTGCTGTCAGATCCAGTTTCCGCTGCTAATACAATTTCAATAATGTCAATTGGACGATACAAGGTATTAACTAATTCGTGTTGATCCAGTCCCTTGTTATAAATATAATAATCAACCGATCCAGTATGATATAATGATGGATTTGAAAAACTATATAATAAACTATCGGGATTTGAAATAGCAACATACTTATCATATGTTGTCGTTGATGCTCCATAATTATAATTTTCTAGTATTGTATACATTGTAATTTATATATTAGTCAGTCGGAATAGAAGGAATATAACCAAGTAAAGCTGCAAAACTTGAAGTTACACTTATATTCATAAACACATTCGTATCTGTTCTTGGATTTTGTATTGAGTTATCACTCCATTTTAAAAATTTATAACCAGAACTAGGAGTTGCCGCAACTGGAGTGCCCGAAAATCCTTCGGTTACAGTCTGAGCCAAATTTCCACTTACACTTCCGTTTACACTTGAAGTATAATTTAAAAAACAAACCCCAATTGAACCGGTATATAGAGAATTTGGAAATGATCTAACTTCTTGAATTTTATAAAATATATTAGTTCCAACCACGATATTATCATATCCATCATCCATAATAGTAACATTGTCATCTATATCCAAATTAGTTAATGATATACTATAAGGAACTACTTGATCTCCAAATATCGTAGGTGATATATTAAAAATTAAAAACTCATTTGCTAAATATCGGTATGTGTTTGATAATTCAAAATCTATATTATCCAGTCCTAAAATTTTAAGTGGATTTTTATATTTATTGTAAAACAAGTTTGATATTTCATTATAAACCAATCGAGTATATGTTCCATCCAAATTTTTCGTATTGGTTAATTGAAATGGTGTATTATCATATTCTCCATTTTGAATTACTATTCTTTGGTCGGGTGGAGCGTCAAGTGCAATAGAACAGCTATAATTTTCTAATATAGGACCAGTTCCACTATAATTAAAATAATCCAAATATTCCAGTGCCAATGTATTAAGCGCCGGATTATTATCATATTCTGCTCCCAGTGGAACTGAGGCAGTGTCTAACAAGATCAATCCTATATCATCGGTATTTAAATTCCATTGTACATTGGATACAATTGGAGTAACCATAATATTTTGAGGATTTAAAATCTTAATCATGTAAATATAAATAGCAACTAAACTGCGAATTGAGTATTACTACAGACAATATTTACTTTTAACTAAACTACGTGTTGATTTGAACTTTGAGAGTTATTTCGTTATTAAATGATTTTACTGCTGGCTTGCTTAATTTAGCAACGGCAACGAGTTCATTCGAATTATTGTATAATCCAACTGTTGTAATATATGTTTGTGGATTTGATATGAAATCTGAGTTATATATAAGTCCTTGTGGATGGACTCCATCTGTTCCGTCATATACAAATGTAGGATTATTACTATAGTTAAATAGTTTATTCATTACTCTTACATAATATTGAGTAGATGGAACATATTCACTATCCTGTGTTATAAATGTATTGTTTGCCAATGTTAATGACAAGAAGAAAACTTGATGGTTTACAGTATAATCAACAGTTGAAATTCCGGGATTGTATGAAAATGTGGAATTTCCCAATAAACTATTAAAACCAACTAAATTAGCAATTACGCTTGCATTTAATACAATTATTCCAGACGCTGGGTAAAATACACCGATTCCTTGATAATTTGGAGTGGATGGAAGACTTGTCAATGATCCGGAAATAATTTGATACGAAGTTTGAACTGAACTTTGAAAGGGTGAATCGTCAATAAATGTAAAATTTCCATTCGATCCACTTAAACTAAATTGAATACCTCCAGCGTCAATGTTGTCTTTCATTTTATAGGTTGAAAATGAAATCACAAATATATCATTGGCTTTGATAGTACTACTTCCGGTATTCATTACAAATGTTGAAGACGCATTTAATGTAGATCCCAATAAAAGGTTTTTATATTCGGTATAAATTGCTTTGGTTGGAAATACATTTGAGAAATTTATATCAGAATTATATGATCCACTACCATATTCCCCCGCAATGTTTCCATAGCTTACCGATAGATATGGATCATTATTATTGAATTCATTTATAGTTGGGAATACATTTAAATAATATGCAGTTCTTCGTATGTCATATACAGAGGTTCCATATGAAGGATTTCCTATGGAGCCGGTCAATGAATAATAATCACCTACCATTGTGCTTTGACTTATAGAAGTTCCATTATTAGGCCAAACTCCGCTGGTCACTCTAAGGGTTCTTCCTAATACAATATCGGTATCTGGGTTAAATGGAGTAAATATCATAATTAAGAGGTTTGTACTGGGACGGTTACGGTTACTTCAATTGAATTGGATGCGCCGGAATCATTTCCTATGATAGTTAAATTTGTAGTTGTAGTTACAGATAAATTACTATTCGGTATAAATTGGAATATGTTTCCTACCACCACTTGTGAACTTACTGTGTTTATGTTTCCTACGGTTGATGGAATTATATTAGATGGAGTATTAGTTGCGTTTGCTTGTTGAACTATTAACGTTCCGACATTTTTATTTCCCAACACTAATGTATATCCATCTTGTAAATCATATGCCGGAGTAGTCGATGGAGTTATTGTAACTGTTCCATTATAAGTGCTTGCTACTATAATGTTTGGCTGTGATACTGATATTACAGGAATTGACGTAGCTCCCTGTGTCAAAGTTACTAATTTATGTTTTAGCATTTGACTTTCATCAGTCAATGGTTCCATAACTGGAGTATTTCTAAGTGCTAAATCATTAAATGCGCTATTTCCCCCGTTTTGATAAAGTGTGTAATCTATTTCATCATCAGATAACGCAAATGATGTTATATTGATATTTCCGTTTTGTGCCAATAGTTCTCTGCCTCGCTTGGTTAAGATTGCTTGCACTGTTATAGTTGTATTATCTAAAAACATATTATTTTATTTTTTGTTATTCTTTATATACATATTGGTAAAAATGTAATTTTCACGATTTAATTGCGGCAAATTTTAAAGTCGCCGGAAATGGATCTATTACAGTTCCTAGTCCAAGTGTACCATATCCATACGAAGTAGGATATCCACGAGAACTTCCATCTAAATTAAATCCAAGTTGAGTTCCAGCCGCAACCGTTCCGTTTCCAATTACAGATTTAAATGCGTATAATTCTGGTAATGTAGCAGGTCTATATCCTTGAGATGCCAATTGATAAACCACTTGTTCTTCTGTTATATTTCCCGTAAATACGCTATTAAGTTTAAATATTGACATAGTAATTCCATATGATCCAGTTCTATTAAATATAGATGAATATCCATATGTATTTGATTCTGTTATAAATTGGTTATAATTACATGATCCGGTTATTATTTGAGACGCACTTATAAAAGAGGAACTTCCCGATATTATGGTAGTGCTTGATACACTGCCAGTTACCCATATATTGTTAACTAAGACGGGACAATCTATATTTATAACAGTTGGTAATGTCGTAGAATATAACTTAGATACGGTATAAGTGGAATTTGTTTTAGGATTGAATGAACGATATGCTGAAAAAATTGGTCTTCCATGAGATTTATGATTTCTTGGAGTTCCCGCTAATGTTTCAAAATAGACTTGAGAACTTATATATGCCGAAGATGTATATAGATTTGGTATTATAGTTGGCAATAGTTTTACATTATTAACAATTGAATTTGGAAAATTTTTAAATGTATTTTTATAATGTTGCCATCCTAGAAATGTAATTCCGCTATATCTTTTGTCGGTTACATAACTTGGATCTGAGTTTATTACCGATGACGTATAAACTAAATTATAATATGAATTAGGTGATACTTTGATATATTTGTATAGATAGATTGATGCCGACGTTGATATGGTTGTATCTTCATCTAGAGGTATGTTGTATTTAGTCCATTGTTTTAGGGGATAATAAGATGCCGATGGGAAATATCCATTTGATATTTTTCCATTTGGAAGTGTTCCTAATTCTAATTGTAAATTATCAGGTGAATATGAAATATAATCATCTTCCATATACGTTGATGTATTTGTATCTGAGTTTAGATTTATTTCAAAATCATACGGATTCAATCCGTTGGCATAATTTAAACTACTACTTGGAATATACGAATACTGTGAAGATAAATCTATACATAATTGTAATGATTCACTTGTATTTAACGTGGCATATAAAGGTTTAAACTGATATTTTGGACGTTCGATTATAGTCGGAGAAATTAGTATTCCCTCAAACGTATTCGTTCTTGCCGGAACTAATTGTTTAATAGATGAAAATAAAGATGGAGGAAAATATAATCTATAAATGGTTAATAATTCATTAAATAATGTTACTTGGGTTTTGTTTTTTATGCCGTTTATATAATTTCGTTGTAATGTCAATAGCGATGAATATTGACTTTCAAACATATTAGCCGGAGTAGCAATAGAATTTATTATATCATATGATCCGAGTTGTCTTACAATATCTTTATTTTTAAAATCTTGAGGATCGACGTATATTCCAAGTTGATTTGAAGAGGGAAATCTCGGAGTCAATGTATATGACGATGGAGAATTAGCATCTAATCTACAAAGTAATTCTTGATCTATTTTTGTAATTTTATGGTTGTTAAATAAATTTGGTCCATAATTTGACATTCCAACTTCATTTTCATATTCGATAGGTATAAATTGGTATGGATAAATTGGAAGTGGAATATATTGACAAGAAGCCGAGTTATAAATCGATGAGGTATAAGTTCCTATCCATCCATTCGAACTAGTTAATGCGTTGGAATACCAATTATTTGCGTTATTCCAATATACACTTTGACTTACATTAAATGGATAATCCGTATGCATACGGAATAACAAATTGGAAAAATTAGATCCGCTGTAATTTGCGTAAGAATTTATATTATTTACATAATCTATGAAATTATCGTCTGATATGGCATTTGTAAATATTTCCAATTTGTCAAATGCACCATTAAATGGAGTGCTATTCCACGGTAAAAACCATCCGCCTATAACAATTCGTGTAGAAGTATTTCCATCGAATGTAATATTTACATTAGGATTGTAATTTACATATGAAGAAGTTGAATTTGTAAATATATATCCCTCGTCGTTTCGTTGAACTACTAACTCATATTGTCTGGGTAATACATCTAAATTTGTAGTAATTTCAAAATTAGGATCTATATTGTTTCGTCTTATTAAGACGCTATATACATTTCCATCAAACAAAGGTATTTCATCGGACGTTAATATGAAATCCTCTTGTCCTTTATATCCAATTCTAAAATATATTATCGCTCCGGTAGATGACGCAGTTTTTATAAATCCAGTTGCCCACTCACCAGATCCCGATAAACTAGATGATGCTGGATAATTTCCAATTCCGTTTTTGTTTATAGCCCCGAATAAAATATTATCATATCCGGTTTTATATGGGGTTGGGTCATTAAACATTAACTTATATAAATAAGAATTAACATTTCCAGTTCCATCATATATTCCGTTCAATGTAAACGTATCATTTGGATAGTTGACATTCCACGAATACATATAAGCTTGTTCCGTAAATGTATAACTGCCACTAAAGGTTGAAGTATATCCTCCATATTCTCTAATATTTAACAAAGAAGCCGGAATTCCATAACAATTTAAAAGTGCATTTACTGATGCCTCGGTTCCTTTAGTTTTATAAATTAGTGGTAAATTTTCTAACACTCTGGATTGTATAAGCTTAGTTTGATCTATCGAACTTGCAATACTGGAAGATGATTGTAAATAATACGATGCTATAGATGTATCGGTTAAAATATCATTAACATTCCATCCGAGTTCATTTAATACAGTGTTTAACATATCCAATGTTAAAAGATTTATATCTCCTCCTAATTTAGAAGATGGAATATTTGATATATACAATCTTATATTATCGAAGAAATGACCTATCATTGATAAAAATATAATATAATCATCATTATCAGAATCATTTAAAATATATGACGGTGTATTTTTTACCAAGCTATCATTATTATTTTTATCATACTGAATTGCGTTGGCGTCATTTTGATTTACGATATCTGTGTTTATGAAACTTCCATTTGATATATTATAATTTCCAGATGTATAAAGATACGATTCATACCCATCAAACGAGTCAATTATACAGTTTGAATTATTATTAAGAGTGTTTAATTCCTCTGTATAATATGGATATTGAGAATTGTTATTTAATATAAAATTTTGATTTTTTAAATTTAAATCGGCTATACTGTTTTGAATATTGTTTAATTGAATTGCTTTATTCTTGAATATTTTCAGTCTTAGTTCTGCCGATGAATATACTATAAAATTATAAAAATTAGAATAATCAACATTAAGTTCATTTATTTTTTTGTTAATGTTTATGTTTTGCTGAGTCGAGCTATCAAAGGTTAAATCATTAGCGGAATATTTTTTATTTTCAGTTGGTTTAACCTTAGTATTATCAGTTATAAAAAAATTAGGATTTCCAATAGTAATCAGCGTAGGCGAAGTTGATTCGTTTATTGAAACCTGTAATATTATAGGAACTATGGAGGTATTAGAAATCCAACATGTATCTAACGTAGAAATATTATTAGGAAGGGGATATTTTAATTTAACGATTAGAGAATTGCTACCATCCAATTCAGTAAATACTCCTTGGTTAAGAATAGGAACTAAGTTATTATTTCCTAAATTTAACGAATTATTTAAAGGAGTATAATAAATATTATTATACAATGTTTGTATATTCGTAGAAATAGATAAATAATAATATTTATATATTAAATCCGATATGAACTGTTGAGCAGATAAATATTCCGAATTATAATTCATGAACGAGCATCTACTCGAAACTGTCTGATCTACTATTTGTTTAAATTTATTATTTAACTGATCGAATGTTGTTATAGCTGATGTGTTGGATATTAAATAATTAAAAAATGTAGTCTGTATTCCTTGTATTTTTTTTACGTTAGTATGATTATACTGATACGTATCATTAT